GGCGGCAATTGGTGATCTCATCGGCGAGGATGGCGGCGAACGCAACGGTTCTGGTGGGGTGGAGAAGTCCATCTACCCGAACACGGATTTCAATAAGTACTGATAAAAGGAGGATTCTATTATGGCAACACTCGGAACACAGGCACTGACGCTTTCTGATCTTCGGAAGCGTCTTGCGCCCGATGGGAGCGTCGATTTCATCATCGAGGCACTTCTCAATGCAAACCCCATCATGGATGATATTACATGGAAGATGGGCAATCTGCCGACGGGCAACCGTACGACGATTCGCACGTCCATGCCGAAGCCGTCGGTGCGTCGTATCAATCGCGGCGTGACGCGGCACAAGTCCACGACCAAGCAGGTGCAGGACACCTGCATCATCCTCGAAGATCGTTCCTGCGTGGACGTTGAGGAGATTGCGCTTGCGCCGAACGGCGAACAGTTCCGCCGCAGTGAAGACGCGGCATTTGTCGGCGGTTTCTCGGACGCAATTGCGGCGAATATCTTCTACGGCAACGCAGATGATGACCTCGATACCTTCAACGGTCTCTCGATGCGTTATCCCATTGTTGGGGGAGAGAAGAACACCCCGGGCTATCAGGTGATCGGCGGTATGACCGCAAATGCGGGTGCAAAGAACACATCGGCATTCCTCGTCGGCTGGGGTACGCATGCGACGAGCGGAATTTATCCGAAGAACTCGCAGGCAGGTCTCAAGCAGCGTGACCTCGGCGAACAGACGGTACTTGACCCCGATGGCAAGGAGTATCAGGCACTTACGACGCTCTTTACGTGGAAGGCGGGGCTCTCGGTCGGGGATATCCGCGCGAACGCCGCTGTGCGCAACATCGACGTGGATAAGATCACGGGCTCTATGGCAAGCGCGGAAAAGCTGAAGCTGATTGAGAAGTTCGTCACGGCGAAGAACCGCATCCGCAATCTTCAGTCGCGCGACAAGAGGGTTGTGATGTATGTCTCCGAATCGCTCTACAACTGGTTCGAGATCTACCTGCTTGACAAGAACAACGTGCATGTGACACGGCAGGAGCTTGCGCAGGATGTGCCGCGCCTCTATTTCGGGGGCATTGAAATCAAGAAATGTGACGCCATCTCTGATCAGGAGAGTGGCATCACTGTCATTTAAGGGAAGGAGTGACAACAATGGCGATTTTGGACGGAGAAAATCTGTTTTACAACGCGAAAGCCCTGTCGAATGGGGCGATTGATTCGGACGTTTTGAAGGTCGGTCCCGGCGATGCTGGGGATCCTGTCATTCTTGTTCTGCGCGTAAAGAACGGTGGGACGGGCACATTCAAGACCGTGCTTGAGACCTCTGCCACGGAGAATTTCGCGTCTCCGAAGACCCTCGGAACCTATGATCAGGTACCGCTTTCGGTGCACCTGCCGCGCGGCAACCTCGGCTACCTACGCATCAAAGGGACGAGTACCTACACGAAAGGCACGGTGACGGCGGGGCTCGTTCTCGACGACAACATCGACCGCTGATATCTCGCGACAGGCAGAGCAGAAGGGCTTTCCTTCTGCCTTTGCCATAGTGCCATAACAGCTATGACATTATGGCAAGGGAGGAATCTATATGAACAGTACAGAGATCTGCAACATGGCACTCTCCTATATCGGACATGGGCGCATCAACAGCATTGATGATATGAGTGAGGAGGCGCGTAAGTGCAAGGTGCACTACGACCACGATCGCCGCCGTATGCTGACGGCGTATCCGTGGGGCTTTGCCAAGCGCGTGGAAAAGCTCGCGGCGTTTCCGGAGGCGGTGCCCGGCTGGGATGTGGTCTATGCGTATCCTGCGGAATGTCTGAGCGTGCTCTACGTCTACAACAAAGAGAGTGCGCGGAAGAAGGAGACGGAGCCGGAGGATTATGAGATTGTGACACTCGGCGGGAATAAGGGGATTGCGACCGATGTGCAGGAGGCATGGGCAGAATATACGGCGGACGTGAAAGACCCCGTGAATTTCAGTGAGGAGTTTGTGGAAGGTCTTGCTCATCTTCTTGCCTCCTCCATCGCGACGGGAATTACTGGAAATGCGACCATCGCCGCACAACATATGCAGCTTGCACAGCAATCGATCATGACGGCGCGGTATTACAGTGCTCTCGAAAAGGCACGCCGTATGCAGTACCCGAACAAATACGCCAATGAGCGGTTTACCTGACGAAGGGAGGATATCATGGCAGAGCCGACGGTGTTCTATTCGATTCAGCCCGCATTCACGGGTGGTGAGATATCGGGGGAAGTCGCATCCCGCGTCGATTTGGAGAAGTATCAGTTGGCACTCCTCACGGCGGAGAATGCAATCATCCGCCCGTATGGTCCTGTCTACAAGCGACCTGGCAGTATCTATGCAGGGCGCATGAAGTACGATGACCGCGCGGCGATCCTCGTGCGCTTTGAGTATTCGGTAGAGGTTTCATATCTTCTCGAATTTGGAGACCGCTATATCCGCATATGGCGGGATGGTGTGCACCTGCCGTTTGAACTGGAAACACCATTTGTACCTGATGATCTTCGGAATCTGCGCTTTGTGCAGTCCGTTGATGTTATGTATATCTGTTCGGGCAATCATCCGGTCAAGAAGCTTTCGCGCTATAGCGAGCAGGATTGGCGGCTCACAGATATTGCGTGGACGCGTCAGGCGTACGGGGATATCAACAGTGATGAAGCGTCGACGATACGTCCCAGAGGAATTACAGGAAACATTACGCTGAACGCAGCCAAGGATGTTTTTCCCTCAGAACGCGTAGGAGATGACCTGCAAATAGAACAGTATGTGGATGGAGAAACGGTCTCCATCTCTGCAACGGCGGGAGGGACCTCATTCTATTCGCCGGAAATTCCTGCGCATATGGGGGAGACCTATACGATCAAAAAGAGTGGTACCGGCAACTGTAAAGTAACGCTGCAGGCCCTTGTCAGCTACGAAGATGAGTTCCAGGGATGGGATCAGACGACAACCGACCTTGCCAGTAAGAGCGGTACGGGAGAATGGACGATGCAGGGGCAGCTGACGGAAGCGGCTATAGGGTATGGGTTCGATGAACTCATCAGTCTGCGTGTAGAAAATATTACAGGAGGGGTAAAGCTCACCATTACGACGAGCAGCGGCGAAACACGAGAGTATGCGCTCGATCAACGCGCGATGTATAGCCGGAATATCAAGGTCGGGCGGACATGGAAAGTCATATCTCATGGGACATGGACGGGGAAAATATTTGTGCAGCAGTCCACGGATGGCGGGCGTACATGGGTCAATCTGCGTGCCTATACCTCCAATAACGACTATAATCCAACCGAATCGGGCGACGTAGAGGAATACAGCCTGCTCCATGTGCGTGCGGAAATTACGAGTGGGACATGTAACGTAGACCTCTCCGCATATCCCTATAAGCATACGGGGTATGCAACCATTACAGCCGTGCAGAATGCAAAGACAGCGACGGCCCGTGTAACAAAAGACCTCGGTGGAATTACACCTACTGCGGATTGGTACTGGGGTGCATGGTCTCGCACGAATGGCTATCCGCGCTGTGCGGCGTTCTTTCAAGACCGTCTGTGCTTTGGCGGGAACAAGAAGTATCCGCAGCGGCTCTGGATGTCGAGGAGCGGGGACTATGAGAATTTCGGCGTTGAAAAGGAATCTGGCACGGTGACGGATGACAGTGCCGTTACCGCTGATCTGCTCTCGCGGCAGGCGTACAGCATCTCGCATATGGATGTGGGCAACGATCTGGTGATTTTCACCGATGGAAACACATGGACGATTGCGGGGTCCGAGACGGTCAAGCCGACGAACATCACGCCGAAGAATCAGGAGAACTACGGATGCAGTAATGTCCCTCCGCTGCGTGTCGGCAATCGCATTATTTATGTGCAGCGGCGCGGCGCGATCGTCCGCGATACTGGTTACTCCTACGAGGCAGACGGCTATGTAGGAGCTGATCTGACACTTCTTGCAAAACATCTGGTGCGCGGACGTGCGATTGTGAGCGCCGCATACGCGCAGGAGCCTGACAGCTTGGTCTATTTTGTAACGGACGATGGGCAGCTGCTCTGTTTGACGTATGTCATGGACCAGAAAGTATATGCGTGGAGCCATTTTGTGACGGATGGGAAATACAAGGCGGTCTGTGCCGTGAGCAGCGGAAATACGGATCGTATCTATGTGATTGTAGAGCGGAGCATCAATGGCAAGACGGTGCGCTATCTTGAGTATTTCGCACCCCACGGGGAATCGGAGGCTGAGCAGGATTATGTGATGGCGGATGCGGCGATTGCCGTGACGTACCCGTCGCCGCAGACAGAGATCCCCGGCAAGGATGTCCTCGCGGGCAAGAAGGTCGCGGTGATGGCAGACGGGTATCACGATGACGGAGTTACGATGAATGCCTCGGCACGTCTTCTGGAGGCTGCAAGACGCGTCACGGTCGGCCTGCCGTATACGATGACACTCGTACAGCCGAACTGGGATGTGGGGAATACGGAAACGGGGACGGTGCAGGGGCGCAAGAAGATGGTACGCAAGGCGATTCTGCGCCTCACGAAGTCCTACGGCGGGCGCATCGGGCAAAATGCGGCGATGCAGGATGACATTATTTATGATCCTGAGCGTATGGAGCTGGATGAGAATGTGCTCTATACGGGCGATAAGGAGGTAACGCTTCCGGCGGGCGGATGGGATAAAGACGGGCGTACCTGCATTACGCATGATACGCCTTACCCGTTCAGCCTCTCGGCAATCATCAGGGAGGTGTCTTTTGGTGGGTAACTACGAGATCAAGAAAATTACGAAGCAGAAGAAGAAAGAGCAGCTTGTGTGGACGCTTCTCGGCGAGCTGCGTGCCGCCGACCGCAGGGAACTCACGGCGGGGGTCTGTGAAAGCGGATCTATCGAGAACGAAATCTATGATTCGGTGTTCCTTTCGGAGGAGTGCTTTGCCGCATACGACCGCACGGGGCTTGTGGCAATCTGGGGATATCGGGAAGTGCTCGGCAATCCGGGGCGGCTGATCTGGTGCCTCGGGACGGAGCGCGTGGCAAAGAACCGTTACGCGTTCGCAGTGGAATCCAAACGTATTCTAACGGACTGGGCGCGGCGGTTTGGCGTGCTCTACAATGCGGTCGGCGCGTTCAACAAAGATGCAATCCGTTGGCTCAAATACTGTGGTGCCGTGTTTCATCGAGAGATTACGGTCGGCGGCGAACGGTTTATCCCGTTCACAATCGAAGGAGAAGGGAGGAAGTAATATGTGCGGATGGGTGGCAGGGCTCACGGCCCTCGGCGGGCTTTTCCAGTACCGTCAGCAACAGGCACAGGCGAATGCACAGGCATCCATGTATCGTGCACAGGCGGATGCGGCGGCACAAAATGCACGCATCGAAAACCGCAAGCAGGAGCAGATCGCGGATAACTATGCGCAGCAGCAGGAGGCACTACGGGCGCGTCATCGTTTGGCAATGGGGGCGCAGCGTGCGGAGATAGGCGCGGCGGGGCTGAACTTTGCGGGCTCTGCGATGGATATTCTCTCCTCCGGCTATGATGCCTATAACAAGGACGCGGCGAACCTACTCATGAATCAGCGCAACGATAACTATAGTTCCCGTGTCGCGGAGAGCAACTACATCAATCAGGCGAATCAGGCGAATGCGGAGGCTGGAAATGTAAAGCGTGCAGCGCGGATGGCGGGGTTCGCTACGATCCTCGGGACGGCGGCGAGTATCTACGGTGCGGCGCAGCCGTGGAAAAATGCGGGTAAAGCGACGGGGAATATGCAGGCAGGTGTCGGAGCGCGGGATATGGGCTATGGCACGTCGGCGTTCTACAACTCCAAAACAGGCTATACCTTTGGGACGGATTACTTTAAGCAGAATCCGTCCTTTGATTCGTTCGGCAAAGGACTGAAAAACTATAACCCGCGTGGGAGGTGGTAAGCGATGAAGTTCTCGACGTATACGCCGGCAGTAGAGCCGCATGTGATGAATCCACCCGTTGTGCGCGTCTCTGGTGATGTGAATGCCTACGGTACGAGCGGTGAGGGCTACGGGAAGATGGCGGCAGCCGTCGGGCAGGTGGCGCGTGTCGCAGCACAGAGGCAGGACGATCTGGATGCCGCCGATGTGATGAAAGCCCGCAACGAGGTTATGACAAGCCTTACACAGCAGCTCTATGGGGAGCAGGGCTTATTTACTACAGGTGTTGGGGAAAACGCAAAGGGGCTCATTGGCCGTACGACCGACGCAATCAACAAGACCTACGAGGATGTCAGCAAGAACTACAATCCTCGTGTGCGCCATGCTCTCAAGGGAAACCTCAACGAGAATATGGCGAACTTCCAGCGCATTGCCGCCTCCAAGGAGATGGCAGAGGGCAAAAAGGTGGAGGAGGCGACGTTTGCCTCCAACCTTCAGACGAACGCGCAGCAGGCGGCTCTGACGTGGCAGGTGAATGGTGCGCCGACCATGTATGTGAATCAGAGCGAC